GGGTCGATGATGCGTCATTATTATCTCCAGATATTATTAAAGCAATCTACGAGAAGTATGCTGGAAAATGCAAGAGATTTATATTATTGGGGTAATATATGATTTGTTTTAAAAAAGACTGGGAAGCGCCTAAACAAGGGTTTAATGTATATCCTTTATCAAATCAGCATAGTGCAGGGTTTGTGTTAAGAATATGGAACTTTGCTTGGCGAGTTAGATATAGTAAATCTACAAACCAATGGTTTGTTAATTTCCACAAAATCGATCCTAAGGCTATGGAAAAATTAAAAATGTGGGAAGCATCACACGGTATCAATCATGAATGAAAAAACAATGATCATTCCTTTAGTAAACAATCGAGATATTAAACTTAGATTTGTTAAGGTAAACGGGGTTCAATACATTAGCCTTGCAAGTAATGAGTTTTTAACTGATGTTGAAGAATTTTTTAAAAGTGGGTACTACGAATTAGATTCGAACAGACAAATTACAATAAAAACTAATGAGTAAAGCACAATATAACTTAGAAACTAAAACAGATTACCTCAATCGTAAGATGTTTCTTGATCCTGCGGGTCCGGTTACAGTACAACGATTTGAAGAGGTTAAATATAATAAGATAACAAATTTCGAAGATACACAGCAGGGGTTCTTTTGGCGGCCCACTGAAATCAGTTTAACTAAAGATGCTGCTGATTTCAAAGATGCAAGTGATGCTGTTAAGCATATCTTCACAAGTAACTTACTACGACAAACAGCTTTAGATAGTATTCAAGGACGAGGGCCTGTACAAGTATTCAGCCCTGTAGTTTCATTGCCTGAATTAGAAGCACTTGTGCAAGCATGGTCTTTCTTTGAGACTAATATTCACAGTAGAAGTTATAGCCATATCATCAGAAACATTTATAATGTCCCTAAAGATGTTTTTAACACAATTCATGACACATCTGAGATCATTAGTATGGCTTCTACAATTGGGCGTTATTATGATGCTTTACATGATCTCAACTGTAAAAAAGAACTTGGAGAGTCCGTATCAGAAAAGGAACACATTAAGGGTGTGTGGCTTGCTCTTCACGCAAGTTACGGACTCGAAGCATTTCGTTTCATGGTATCGTTTGCTACAAGCCTTGCTATGGTAGAAAATAAGATCTTCATCGGTAATGGGAATATCATTAGCCTTATTTTACAAGATGAAATTCTTCATAAAGAATGGACCGCATTTTTAATTAATCAAGTCATTAAAGAAGATTCTCGATTTGCTGAAATACGAGAAGAATGTCAAGATGAAGTGTATGCAATGTATGTTGATGTTATTCGTGAAGAAAAAGAATGGGCTGATTATCTATTTAAGAAAGGGCCGGTTATCGGTCTTAATGCTCAAATATTAAAAGAATTTGTTGATTATACAGCAGTAGGTGCCCTTAAAGACATTGGCATCAAATATCAAGGAACTGCACCTAAATCAACTCCAATTCCTTGGTTTAACAAACATAGCGACACTAGTAAAAAACAAACAGCATTGCAAGAAAGCGAGTCGACTAATTATGTAATTGGGGTATTAGATAGTATTATTAATTATAATGAACTTCCGGATATTTAATTAATGACCATCCTTTAACCGATAGTTGACGGCGTTTACCGCCAAATAATGCATGAACATTAACTTTACATAAATTATATATATTATACAATATGAAGTACTAAGAGGATTTTATGAGTTATTATGTAATAAAACAAACAAAAGAAAAAATCGAACATTTAGAAGAGTTATTAAATAATCCAGAAACATCAGAATTTCAAAAGGAACATCTTCCTAAGACAATTGCATCATATAAACGAAAGTTAGAGATCTTAGAAAATCATACAGAAGACTTAGACAAAGTTAGAGATGATATGAAGATTATTATGAGTCACACAAATGCAATCGACGATAAGTACAATTGTCGAACAGTAAAATTTATGTTTCGTCTAGCAGATTTTTTGGAAAAGTATATTTCGGTATCAATGGGCAAATGGATTGCAAACTATACTGTGCATAACATACATGCACCTGTTTGCAGCATTGTTGCAGGGACCAAACCAGAATTACCCCCAATGCCACAGTATAGCGACCCGATTGAATCAAAATACGAAGAATGGCGAAAAGGACAAGATGCAGAAATGCAGAGATTTCGACAAATTACTGTTGACTTTTTAGAAAAACCGCCTACATTCAAGGAAAGGATTCAAATTAAGTATCAGAGATTTGTTAAGAAATTTTTACCACAACACAATTCATAAGGAGACAGTGATGGCCAAGATTCAAGAAGAAGTGTTTATTATAAAAATAAGTAAACTAGTTAGAGACGAAGTTCAGGCACCTGAAGATATTGTCGAAGATCGAACAATTTTCAACGCCGAAGGATTAATTCAACAAATGATCAGTGATCCTTCAGTTCTTGTCGAGATTCTCAAAGAGGAAAAATGAAAGCAATTGTATGGTCGAAAGAAAATTGCGGACAATGTGTTCAAGCAAAAAATATGTTGCAATTACGGGGAATTGAGTTCGAAGAAAGAATCATCGGATCATCATGGTCTAAAGAGGACTTATTAGAAGCAGTACCGTCTGCAAGATCAGTTCCCCAAATATTTTTTGACAACGAGTATATTGGCGGATTTACAGAATTAAAAGAAAGGTTACAAAATGTTAATTGATAAAGGGCACCAAGCAGGTGATATTGTTACGCTTAAATTATCTTCAGGAGAAGAAATTATTGCAAAATTAGTCGACGAGACAGATACCTATGTAAAAGTGTCTAAACCAATGGTATTAGCATCAACTCAACAAGGTATCGGAATGGTTCCCTATCTAATTACTGTTAATCCTGATAAAGATATTAAAATCAATAAACCAATATCTGTATTAGAATTAACCGAAGACGAACCGGCTAAGCAATATATTAAAATTACTACGAATATCATTACATAAATAATATATGTCAATTACATTAGACACAACATCAATACCAGGACAAACTATTGTCACTGATAGTAATGGCGGAGTAGCTATTGATTATAGTGCTGTTGCTAATCGTATTGCTACAGCATTAGAAAATGCAAATACTCTATTAACTAGCATATCTCAATCATTAGTTGATATAAAAGCTGATACAGATGTAATGTCACAATCAGCTTCAGTTGTATCGGGCCTTGCTCAAGGTACAGGAATTCATACTATCGGTCCGTATGATTGGGTAGGATTGATATCTACATATCAGTTACTAGTTACGCAAGCAAATATCTTAGATACAGCTGATAATGCTTCTGCAGAACAGATAGAATTAGCAAAAACAGCAGTCATTAATTTTGTTAACAAAATTAAAGAATTACCTACAACATTCTAATATGCCAGGTATAGTAAGAGATAAAGGTAAAGACCAAGCAGGAGGGCAACTTATTAAAGGATCCCCAACGGTCTTTGCTAATAATAAACCAGTAGTTAGAGTTAAAGATAATGTTTCAGGTCACGGAAGTGGCCCACATCAAGGCCCAGTTATGATAACTGGTTCAAAAAATGTTTATGCAAACAATAAAAAAGTTTGCCGAGCAAAAGATCAAGCATCTTGTGGTCATCAAGCAAAAGGCTCAAAAGATGTTATTGTCAATTAATCATTGACAAAAAAATTAAAATTATATATACTATAAAAATAAAGGAGATTATTATGTCTACAAACAGATTCCCGGATTTTCAAAAGTTAGTCGAAGAACTTGAAAGTGATTTTGAAAAATTCTATGACAAAGGAATTAGTTCAGCCGGAACTAGAGTTCGTAAGCAATTACAAACACTCACCGCATTAGCAAAGGAAGTCCGAAAGGAAGTTACCGAAATCAAAGCCGCTCGAAAAGAAGCAAAATCATCATAATAACCATAAACTTAGCAGTTTAAGGTCTTTTTTTGGCTTATTTTGTTTTTCTTTTAAAATAATGAGCTATATATTATATCGTTTCGAAAGAAACTAAGATAGTTGGATACTTAACATAGTTAAAAAGTATCCTGCGAGTCTTGGCCAATGAAGAAACCCGAATTTCGGGAAGCCAGGCTTGCCAAAGGTACAGCATTTTGCTGTGACTGATGGAGAAGACGTTACGAACATTTGGGTTCACTAAATCGTTTACTCCCTTAATGTAATGCATTTTTTAATGCACCAAGTGAAAGGAGGTCAATATGAAACATTCACTTAAATTAGTGCTTCTTGCACTCTTAATTTCGGTAAGCACTATAACTGAAGCAAAAAATAAACAACATGTAAAACATGTGAAACATAAACATACACAGCATCACAATCAGGGGTCTTCGTCTGTCGGTCTTGCTAGTTGGTATGGATATGAATCAACTAAGAGAAGAAAACATCGTGCTCCGAAAACTGCAAGCGGAGAGATATTTAATCCATCTCATATGACTGCGGCTCATAAATCGTTACCATTTGGAACAAAAGTTTTAGTTACTAACCTTCAAAATCAAAGAACTGTGGTTGTGATCATTAATGATCGAGGACCGTTTATAAGAGGTAGGATCATTGATCTATCTAAAGCTGCTGCTCGCGAAATTGGAATGAACGGAGTTGCAAAAGTAAGTCTTACTATTGTCGGTAATAAATAATTATTATGCCGACAAATTTTGGTGCAAAATTAATATCAGTTTTATCGTTAATCAGCGGATTATCAATATCCGCTGTTGCGGTATACTATTCAGTTGCAGGCTTATTAAGCATATTTGCAGCGTCGCCTGTTCCAATTATGGTCATGGGAGTCGCACTTGAAGTAAGTAAATTAATTGCAACAGTATGGCTTAAACAGTTTTGGACTATATCCCCAAGATCAATTAAAATTTATCTATCGACATCAATCGTTGTATTAATGATAATTACATCAATCGGTATCTTCGGTTACTTATCTAAAGCACACTTAGATCAAGCAGTCCCCACTGGGTCAGTTGTTGATAAGTTATCGTTAATCGATGAAAGAATTAAAACTCAAAAAGAAAATATCGAAGCCGCGCGTAAGGCATTGACTCAGATGGATATTTCTTTTGATCAAACCATGGCTAGATCAACTAGTGAGCAAGGCGCATCAAAAGCTGTACAACTAAGAAAATCTCAAGCGAAAGAAAGAGCGGTTCTTCAAAATGATATTGCTTTAGCACAAACTGCTATTTCTAAATTAAATGATGAAAGAGCACCTATTGCTTCAGAATTAAGGAAAGTTGAAGCAGAAGTGGGACCGATCAAATATATTGCTGCATTAATTTACGGTGATAATCTTGACTCTAATTTGTTAGAACGAGCAGTACGATGGATGATAATATTGATCGTAATTGTTTTTGATCCGTTAGCTGTAGTTCTTTTATTAGCAAGTCAACATAGCTTTCGATATCTTAAAAGTCAATCAATTAATAATATGTTAGTAGAAGATTCTAAAGTAGAAACTACTGATATTGCAGAAGAAGTAATTCCACCTTTAGAGGAAATTATAACTGCCGATTTATTTGACGAACCTATAGTTGATGTTAAAGTTAGCGAAGGGGATGATTTTCCCAAGGATCCGATTAAAGGAGATTATTTTACTCGGATAGATTTTGAACCTAAAAGAAATTTTATGTTCGACGGTAGTCAATGGGTAGATGCTGATAAGTAATATATGAACCTTGGAAAAATAACTGTAATAACACCTCCCGATAATATTTTTAATATTAACATTAGCTATTTGTTAGTTAAACCATCATTAGTTGTCGCTCAACAATTCCAAACAATTCTAAGTCAAACCGACGATGATATAAACGTGTTTATATATGACTCAGATGAAGGTAATATTGATTGGTTATTAAGTATTTCATATCAAGCAGATGTGGTTATCATCGATGTTGATAATTGTGACCCAGTGACGAAACAATTTATCACATTTATGTTAGCAAAACCGAATGTATACTATATAACTAGTGACGAAATAATTCCGTACAACTTAATTTCAAAAAATCGCATATATGATTTAAGCGGCATTATCGATCACATTAAAAATCAAGAAGATGAGGATGAGAATGACATTGATAGCTCAGAAAGTTAGGACTGGCGTAACAGTTAAGGATAACGAAAACATTACCCAAGCACTTCGTAGATTTAAAAGAAAAGTAGAAGACTCCGGTAAGCTCGAAGTTTTACGAAAGAAAGAATATTACGAAAAACCTACCACCAAAAGAAAACGCGAAGCTGGAGCAGCAAAGGCTCGATATCGTAAGAAATTAGAGAAAGAAGCAGCAGCATTAAAGGCTTTACAACAATATAAACGTTGACATATATATAATTCAGTGTTATGCTATAATTTATTTAAAAAGAGTAATTTATGGCAAACACTGATATTATGATCGATTTAGAAACATTAGCAACATCGTCTGATGCTTCTATTCTAACTATCGGAGCAGTTAAATTTGATCCATTTGGCTGCGACACTGAATTTTCAAAAACTAATTCATTTTACGTTAAGGTCGACTTAGATAGTTGTAATGACCTTAACTTAGCAGTAAGCGATGCTACGATTGAATGGTGGTCAACGCAATCTAAAGAAGCACAAGAAGAAGCGTTTAGTCAAACTAATCGAATTCGTATCGAAGATGCATTTCAAGACTTATATAAGTTTTGTTGGGGAGCTCATCGAGTATGGTCAAATGGCGCTGGTTTCGACATTGTAATTTGTGAAACTGTTTATAAACGTATTCATAAAAAAGCCCCATGGGATTATTGGCAAGTACGAGACGTACGAACTATGTTTGATTTAGGAATTGATCCTCAACGTCCTAAGGTTACAGCGCATAATGCGTTAGCAGACGCTGCCGCTCAAGCAACTTCAATACAGAATGTTTGTCGAGAGTTGAAGTTACGAGGAGTTAATCCATTTACAAAATTTTAATATGAATAAACAGCAAGCAGAAAAAGCATTAAGTCTTGTTCATGTAGCAATCGATACTATTACAAAAATTGCTATTCAAGAACAAGAAATTTTAGAATCTAAAGTTCGTGATCCTCGGTACGTTAGAATAATTTTAGATTTACAAGAAAAAAACGATCAGTAGAAAACTTTTTACAAAGAGAACAATTTAATGGATAAACAAGTAAAAGAAATTCTTTGTATTACACAAGAAGAATGTGCAGAGGTTGTTAGAGCTATTTCTAAAGTTTTCCGATTCGGCATGGATAATGAATGGAATGGTCAAACTAACAAAGAACATCTCGAAGAAGAATTGGGTGATCTTACAGCAATGATGTACATTTTACAAATGGCAGGAATTGTTAATGAAGAAAACATTATGAAGGCTGCGGAGGCTAAAACTGAAAAGTTAGCCAAATGGTCTAATATAGATTTATCGAAAGATAAATAAAATTGTGAGAATTGCCTGCGGGGATTTTCACAGGAGCATGGTGCTCAACAAACTCGCTTTTTAAGGAGAACAATATGTCTAAAATCATCGGTATCGATTTAGGTACCACTAATTCATGTGTAGCAGTTCTAGAGAATGGAGTTGCTAAAGTAATCGAAAATTCAGAAGGTGCAAGAACTACTCCGTCGATTATCGGTTATTCCGACGACGAAATACTTGTAGGTGCATCTGCAAAAAGACAAGCCGTTACAAATCCAAAAAATACTCTATACGCTGTAAAAAGACTTATCGGTCGTAAATTTGAAGAACAAGCAGTTCAAAAAGACATTGACTTAATGCCTTTTGAGATCACTAAGGCTGATAACGGAGATGCCTGGGTCAAAGCAAACGGTAAAGAACTTGCTCCGCCGCAAGTTAGCGCAGAAGTTTTGCGTAAGTTAAAAACTGATGCAGAATCGTACCTCGGCACAACCGTAACTAAAGCTGTAATTACAGTACCAGCATATTTCAACGACTCGCAGCGCCAAGCAACAAAGGATGCAGGTAAGATTGCAGGACTTGAAGTATTACGCATTATTAACGAACCTACTGCGGCTGCTCTTGCTTACGGAGTTGATAAGGCAAATAAAGAAGATCGCAAAGTAGCTGTTTACGATTTAGGAGGTGGTACGTTCGACATTTCAATCATCGACATCATTAATATCGATGGCGAAAAACAAATTGAAGTACTTTCCACTAACGGAGACACGTTCTTAGGTGGCGAAGATTTCGATCAAAGATTAATGGATTTCCTTGTCAACGAATTTAAAAAGGAATCAGGAATTGATCTTAAAAGCGACACGCTTTCTTTGCAACGTCTTAAAGAAGCTGCCGAAAAAGCAAAAATCGAATTATCAAGTACAGCACAAACCACAGTAAATCTCCCTTATATTACAGCAGATGCTACTGGTCCTAAGCACTTGAATATTACAATTACCCGTGCTAAGTTTGAAGGTATGGTAGAAGACCTAATTGCTCGGTCAATCGAGCCTTGCAAAATCGCCATGAAGGATGCAAAAGTTAAAGCATCCGATATCGATGAAATTATACTCGTCGGTGGCCAAACCCGTATGCCTAAGGTACAAGAAGCTGTTGAACAATTATTCGGAAAGACTCCACGTAAAGATGTTAATCCAGACGAAGCTGTGGCCGCAGGTGCCGCTATTCAAGGTGCTGTACTAAGCGGTGAAAAGAATGATGTTCTTTTGCTTGATGTTACACCGTTGTCACTCGGTATTGAAACAATGGGCGGTGTGTTTACAAAGTTAATTCAAAAAAACACCACTATCCCAACTAAAGCTAGTCAAGTTTTTAGTACAGCAGAAGATAATCAACCTGCTGTTACTATTAAGGTAGCACAAGGCGAACGAGAACTGTATCGGTATAATAAGGAACTTGGAACTTTTAACTTAGATGGTATTGCACCTGCTCCACGAGGAATGCCACAAATCGAAGTTACGTTCGATATTGACGCAAACGGTATTATGCATATCAGTGCAAAAGATAAAGGAACAGGTAAGGAAAATAAAATCACAATTAAGTCTGATTCAGGACTTAGCGAGGCAGAAATTGAACGGATGGTTCATGAAGCAGAGGAGAATGCAGAGGCTGATAAACAAGCTCGAGAACTTATCGAGGCAAAAAATCAAGCAGAAGCGCAAGCGCATTCTCTTAATAAGGATTATGAAGAATTTCGGACTCAATTGTCACAGGATGAATGTGAAACGTTCGAAAATGCGTTGAAAAAGGTTAATGAAGCATGTAAGTCTGATGTTAATAGTCAAATTACAGATGCCGTAACACAATTGTTTGAAGCGTCTGCTCCTATTTTTGCTAAAAAGCAGGCAGCTGAACAAGCAAAGAACAACCCATCGACAGAACAAACAGTCGATGCAGAGTTCACTGAAGTTGACAATAACAATAAAGAGTAATAAACTTAAAATAAGAGGGGTGCTCGGGTGAGGCCCCTTTCAATTCTTGCTTATAAAAGGAGAAATAAAATGACACAGTTAAGAACATTAGATGCACATGCATTAAACAAAGCTCTTGTAGGATTTGATCGTATTTTTAATGATCGATTCTTTAATGCACAAACCAATAACTATCCTCCACATAATATCGTAAAATATAGTGAAAATGCATATGCTATCGAAATTGCAGTAGCTGGATTTTCAAAAAACGAAATTACAGTAGAGGTCGATCAAGATCAATTAACAGTATGTGGAACAAAACTTGCAGTTGAAGATGCAGAAATGGAATATTTACATAGAGGGCTAGCGGCACGTAATTTTACACAAACATACACTCTAGCAGAGTATATGGAAGTTAAGGGCGCAGAAGTAAAAGACGGGTTGCTTACTATTAATATTCTAAGAGTCATTCCTGAAGCTCTAAAACCGCGTCAAATTGAAATTAAATAATTAAATACACCTGGGGGAGATATCTCCCCCATTTTATGGAGACCATAATGGCCGGTACTGATATTCAAGTTGAAGAAACTGTTAAGGTTAGAATTTCTGAACCTAAAAAATGGAAAGTGATTTTTCTTAATGATGATTTTACTCCGATTGACTTTGTAATCTCGTTGTTAATGGAGATCTTTAAACACGGAACTGAAAGTGCAAAAGCTATTACTATGCAAGTTCACGAACAAGGTTCTGGTATCGCAGGATCGTATAGTTTTGACATTGCTGAAGCAAAATCTACTGAAGCAACAAAAATTTCTCGATCTCACGGTTTTCCATTACAAATTAAAATCGAAGAGGAAAAATGAGTTTAAAAGAAATTACAAAAAGTCTACATACCGAAGCAGAAAAAACTGCATTTGCTAAATTGCTTCTTAGCGGAAATATCGATGCTGATACATATGCAAACTATTTGTATCAAATGTTAGCAATTTATGACCCAATTGAATTCTCAGCAGAAGAGCAAGGGTTTTTAAAAAACTTGCCCGGACTTAAAAGAATTAGTAAAATTTATCAAGATTATCTTGAATTAAAAGAGGAAGGTAAACAATATACGTTAACACCAAATACTGTTGCATACCATTCTTATCTAATTAATCTTGCAAATGATCCAAATCGCAGACATTTAATCAAGGCTCATATGTATGTTCGCCATATGGGGGATTTATTTGGAGGGCAATATATTGCTAAATCTGTTCCTGGTCAGGGAAAATTTTATCAATTTGATAATGTAGAAGAACTTAAAGCTGGTATTCGTGCAGAATTAACAGACGACCTCGGTGACGAAGCATGTGTTGCATTCTTATGGGCCATCGCCATTATGAAGGAACTCGGCGGTGTCTAATGTTTGGTCCACATTAATTAACATTCAGAACTTGTTAGAAGGTTATTTTGATAACACTGGTACAGAGATTTTCGAAAAAGGTATGGAACGCTTTAACCAGCCCGGCTGGATCAACCGCGTTTGGACTAGTGATTCTTATCGTCGTGCTCATATTGACGTGGTTGACTGTCGAGATACTCGTGGACTATGGATGATGCAT